GCGTCCTTCGGGTCCCATACGTACATCCCGTCACCGGCGATGAAGAAACCGTCCTGTCCGGTCCCCGTTGGATACGCCGCTCTCAGGGCCTCCAGGGAAGGGAAGCTGTCCAGCAACCTGTACTCAAGGTTATCCCCCTTGTCTCCCTTGTCACCCTTCAGGCCCATCAATTGCTCAAGGGTGAAGTCCTCGTACCGGAAAGCGTCCCCCCGGTCGCCTTTCTCCCCCTTGAGGCTCTCCAGCTCGACGATATCCTCCCATGACCCGGCGCCAACCTTCCATTGGAGGTGCTTCTCCGTACGCCGGAAGACCACCTTCAGCTCGGACAGGGCGAGCAGGTCCTTCCACTCTCCATTACCCAGTTTCCATTGTACGTGTGTCGTCGTCACGCGAAGATTGACCCGCAGCAAGGACAGGGGGGCCTCCACCACGTCATGTATCCCTCCCGGCATGCGAAGGGCCGGGAGGGAGTATACGCTATCGAGGGATGTCACCACCTCCAGGTCTCCGACCCCTGTCGATCCGGATTCCAGGGCCGACTTGATAATGGGTTTCAATATGGCGGCGAGCGCCTTGATGTCATCGGTTGAGTATGCCATTTCGTTATTCGATTGACTGGTTAGACAAATCCATGCGCTCACTTCCCCTTTTTAGCCGGAAGTCTCTTGGGCGTCAGCGCCTCGATCAGCGCGCGTCTCAGGGGCGCGGAGGCGCTGGACATGTCGAGGATCGACAGTATCTCCTTGGCGGTCTCCTCGCCGACCTCGGTCGGTCCGTCACTGAAATATATCTCCTTGCCAAAATCGGAGACGGCTATGTCACGGGCCGCCCCCCATACGAGGTTGCCCAGCTCCTTGCGGGTGTCAACGATGATGGGATCGCCCTCGATCGTCGCCTGTACCCTTAAATTCTTGAAATCCACTTTTGCCATGACTGTTAATTCTTTAATCGTTAGAAACCCCTGTTATGATCCCGTTCTCGACGGTAAGCCTCACGCTCTCCGAGCCCGCCTCGTCATAGAGGTCATCGATATCCGACAATACCTCGCCTATGACGGTCTCCATGGTCTTGAAATCATCCCCCGCGGAGAAATTATAACCGACCTGCCCCTTGCGTTGGTGGTTGATGGTAAGTACCTGCCTGCCCTCTCTCGTGACGGCGGCATATATGGAGCCAAGCCCCTTGCCGGGCTCGTACGCCCCGGAGTACCTTACCGTCTCCCCGCCGGGCAGGCTGCCTGTCACCTCCTTGGTGACCTTTGTCAAAATCGTTAGTTCCTTTCTCATGATCGTATGTTTTAAATGATGGTTCACTCGTTCTGGTAGCCGACGATGATGCCGCCGACCACTCTCAACCGTATTTTATCAAGGTCCACGTCCGTTCCGAAAGAGACTCCTTGGTGTCCCCGGCAGTAATAATCGCCGGATGACCACACGTTCCCGACGCTGCTTAGCGTGTCGCAATGGATATTCCCGTACCCGGAGGCCGTTATGGAGCTGCAGGATAACGCCCCGTCGATATAGACCTTTCCCCCGAATTGGGCGGCGCATCCGTTCGAGAAACCGATTATCGCTGCCCCGCTGATGATCAACGTGGTCCCGGGGGTCCCGGCCAAGGCGCTCCCTCCCCACACGAAATTTCCTATCTTGACGATATTCGAGGTGATGCTGTCTGCGTCTATCAGGCTGGCGTAGATCTTCCCGTTATGGTCGATGAGTACGCCGTTCAGGTCTATCTTGTTGCCCTTGATCGTGACCGTGCTGGCCGTCTGGTTGATCATGGAGACCACCGTGTCCCCGTTATAGTCCGTGGTCGACACCTTTTGCGTGATGCTCCTCGCGTTCACCTCAATCGAGGCGGAGAGATCGTTTCTGAGGCCGGAGAGATCCGAGCTAGTGGCGTACAGGTACAGGCTGTCATTGATCCCGTCTATCCGTAGGCCGAGGTCCGTGATCGTCTTGCTGTTGTTGTCCGTCTTCGTCACGTAGGCGGACAGGGTGCCGTTCGTGTTGTCGAGCGCCAACCCCATGTCCGTCACCGTGCCCTTTAGGCTATCCACCTTGTTGGCGTACATTCCCACACGCTCGTTCGTCTGCTCCAGCTTGGTTGACATCTCCACCCGGAAATCGTCCAGCGGCCGGCTCGTGAGCAGCAGGTTATAGATGAATACCTCACCGGTATGGGAGATGGTAAAATCACCCGTACCGTCCCATTCCCCGATAAACTCCTCCTGCGCGAAAGCGTCGGTGGGCGTCATCGCCTTGGTCTCGTACAGGTCCTGCCCGGGAAAACCGATGGTGAGCGTACCGGCGGTCTTGACCTTGCACATGAACGATATATAGAACGTGGGCCATTTCATGCTCCCGTCTGGCATCGCCACCAACCCTTCCGGCCTGCGTGACAGGTTGGCGTTCAATTGCCTGATCGTGGAGTTCTTTATGCGGAGGGCGAGCCTGTTCAACACCTGCACGATACCTGTGATCCGGTCTTTCTCCGAGTAAAGGGAGTCGTTCACCGGGATGTAACGCTCGCTGACGGTGAATAACGACACGTCATTGCCCGGCTCCCATCCGACGATATCCTCGGAGAAGGACGAGTTGGTGAGATAGTTGTCCTTCTCCGCTATCTCGTGCCGGATGGATGACATCTCGCTGGAGAGCTTGCCGTTCATCACTTGGAATAGCGTGCTGACATCCTCTCCCGTATCCGAGAGGATGAACTTCCCACGGGCGTAAAGGTTCTCCACGTACCCCCCGTCACCGTCCAACCTTCCGAAATAGGGCGTGACCAGACCGTTCAGGTTCCCGATACGTACCTTCACGCAATTCTCCGGGTCGGTCTTCATGCCACGGATCACGTCAAGGTAAGGCGTACCGAACTCGTCAATGGTCGTTATCTTGATTATGCCGCTGCGAGTGGAGTTATCCGGATTATCCACACGACACAATGTATCCCTCTTGGTTATCTGGGAGAGATCGCCCACGAAGTTCTCGAACGTCAACCAATCAAGGCGGTTCTCGCCGTCGTAAAGATTGCCTACCCCAACCGATACGACCTTCAGCTCGTATTGTTTCACCATCTGGTAATTGTTCTCCAGATTGGGATCACCCTGGAACTGTTGCACCATGAGGATATCACCCTTTCGGAACGGGTTATACAAACGCCCCCCGTCCGTGTCGAGGTAGATCCTGCCCGAGTTGGCGTCGTAATGGTCCACCTCCATCATCCCGGAGAAGATGCGGTTGTCATTCTCTCCCAGGAGCTGGGACACGATGAACTCGTAGACCCGTAACGTTCCCCGCACGGCGATATCGTCGATCTCCAGCTTGTATCTCGTCTCGTTTATCCCGGCGGCGTTGGTCCGGATATACGGGGCGAGCATCCAGCCCGTCCCGTTAGGGAACCCCGAGGCAAACATGGGCGAGGATAGGGAACCGGCGAACATGGAGTCATTCTTCACCCTCAGGTCCTTCAGCCACATCGTGCCGTCGGCGAATAGGCGGAACCCGTTCTCATGGCCGAAGCCGTTGGCGTCACGGTCTGAGTAGATGGAGGAGTCAAGGCCGGCAAGGATGATGTCCTTCTCGAACGTGATGTTGCCCGCCGCCGTATCGTCGATATCCTTACGCAGGTAACGGTCATCGAGGGCGGATATGGGTTTCAGTATCTCTTTCAAGGTTCTCAGGGCCGTGAACCCGTTCTCGTCGGATGGTTCCGTCAGGTCATCCAATTTTATATGGTAAAGGCCGTCACCGGTTCCCCCGGACCCGCCAGCCTCGTTGACGATGGCCCTCCATGTCTCTCCAAGTTCACTTATGATGCCGTTCCTTATCGTGTCATGTATTACACCAAAAGACGTAACGGATGCTTTCGGGTTATGCGGATCAAAGGCCGGGAATAATACCCCCTCGCCAAGCTCTTGCCGTGGGAGCTCAGCTAAGCGAGGGGGAAAAATAAAATCCGGCGAGGAGAGGTTTGGAACCGTTAGATTATCCGGAAGCTCTTTCTCGTTACGGATAAGGTTCAGGTACCTCGAGATCTCCGAGAGTCGGTACGTGAACGTATAGGAGCTCGGGAGATCGTTGGAGGTGTAGGTGGCGTCGCTCTCGGTGACGATTATTCTCCGGATCATGGACGCCTCGTATATATACTTGGCCCGGCTGGGAAAAAAATCCAGCAACCAACGGCGGGAGTAATCATCGAGGAATCCCGTGTTCTTTACGAACTTACGATCGGTCTCCACGTCATACTCGGACAGGTTCTCGCCCAGTTCCGCTATCAGGTGCCCATGCTCCGCCTGCAGACGGTTCACCCCATGGGCACGGAAGGTGTCCATACCTCCCAGACTGTTCTCGAAAAGGAACCATTGCTCGTCCTCGGAATGGATATCCGTGAATTTATAGAATTGCGATACGCTCAGTCTCGCTCCGCCGGCCTCGGCGTAAACCTCGAGATAGCTGGGGTACTTGTTCCCGAATAGCTTGGCTACGATTGCGTATTGGAGATTGAGTGTCACGCACTCGCCGGCGGTCATTCCCTTCAAGGAGGTCATGCTCGAAGATTTGTCCGGGAACGTGGCCTTGGCCTTCACCGTGCAGTCCGATATGGCGTAGTAGGTCAACCACTCCGGTGAGTAATAGGTCACCTCCTTGACCTTTGGCTGCCACGTGAGGAAGTGGGACTTCAACCAGTTTCCCGGCGTGTCCGCCAGATCCGCTATCCCGCACCGGATCGCCCGGAACGAGTGGGAGGTCCCGTCTATCGTGGCCGTGAAATCTGCGAATATGGTATTTTGGGAATAGATCTCTTGGGCCGTGTCCAAAGTATAGCTCAATTGGCTTTCCACCACCTCTCTCACGTCGATCGTGACCATCTTGTCCGGCCCGGGCTCGTAGCTTTGCTCGAGCAAGGTGGCCGTTCCTTTCTTCAAGATGAAAGAGACGGCCTCTTGTGCCCCCAATACAAATTTCCTCATGTTCCCGGACAGGCTCAGAGCGTCTGGTTTATCTATGATCGTTGCCATTTGCGATTATTTTACCCCCAAAAGTATGGCTGTCGGATGGTCCGATAAAGGACAGTTACCGGGTCACGGGCTCGAGCCACACGGTCAGGGTACCGTCCTCCGGATCGGTCGGCCCGGATGCGGAGCCACGGCTATAGAATTGCACGGGATAAGTGGCTTGATGGTATTTCCCGCCCTGCACGTATTGGTATGCGCTGGGCGGGGCGTAGTATATGGTCACGGGCTCCTCCTTGAACACCCATCTCCTTTTCACGCTGTCACTGGCGTTGGACCGGGAGTAGTTGACCTTCCATTTATATTTGGATACATGGGAGGCGAACCGCTCTGCCTCGGCCATGGCCGTGGATACCGGCTCGTAAAGCCTCGTGGTAAGGAACGTGGATTCCAAGGGTTCCCGGGAACCCGGGCTATATTGTATGGCGGAGGGAAGCAACTCCTGTCCCTCGATCGTCACCTTCCTGTACTCGGAGAGCGATACCTTTTGGATGTCACTGAGAAGCATGCTCGCTTTTATCTCGAGCAGAGAGTTCCGGAGCAGGGAATCGTAATTCCTCCAGAACCGTTCGAAAAGCCCGTCCGGGCCGTGGTAGGCGAGCGTATAGTTCCAGAGCTTGTTTCCATCCGCATCATGATTGAGGATCGTCCCGTAGTCCAGTTTCCCGGCATGGAATACGAACGCCGGCATGGGTTTCAACTCCTCGTTATCTTCCGCCTCGCCTACCACCTCAGACGTGGAGTCATTCACGGAATCCATGATGATGGAGGAGTTCAACGATCTTCCGGTCCCTATATAAATCCCGAGATGCGGGATGGCCCCGGCTCCTCCGCTGCCAAAAGCAGGTGTATGGACCATCGCCGGTAGCACGTCCGGGGATTCCTTGCTCTCCGTCTCCAGTGTCCCGCCGGCGTAATAATCCATCGTGACCAGACCGATCCGTTGCGTGACCGGCGTGATCCCCTTGTAACCTCTCCGGACAAACTCACCCGATATCTGGTTATACTCCACGTCCGGGTATTTCTTTAATAGGTCTACCAAGGTACTGAACTCCTCGTTCTCGTTCCCCGTGGCTCTTCCCGTCGTTGGCATCGGGCGCTCGCTCTCCTGTTTCTCTTCCGGCGGCGTGAGCCGGTCACAGGTAAGCTTTAACTGCTTGAAGCTCGAGGGATGGTTGACTGTGTATTTACCAGCTACGCAATCCGTGAGGTCGCAGGAGGGTGTCTCGTTCAGGTTCTCATCGAATAGCACGATACGGATGGTCTTGCGGGTCTCGTCCGGGATGAACTCGCAGCAGAATTTATATCGGTATACGTCCAGTATCGTCTTGATCATGCAGTCCGGGACGATCTGGGAGTATCGGATCTCACCCCTTACGATCGTATCGATCGTGTTGTTCAAAAAAACCATGTCCTTGAATGGGGTGGTGCGGGAAAAGAAGGAGTCCTCCAAGGTGTAGCCAAGATAGGCGAATATCTCCTCCAATAGATGCAATCCACGGATGAAGGGGGATATGTAGAATCCCGGAGCCAACCGGATCGTTTTCTCATCGACTACCTCCGTCCGCTCCACGTCGTTGTAAAGACGGGGATATCCGTCCGGTCCCGGATCACCGGTGGCGTTTAAAGAACCGGACTCTAGGATGGCCGGGAACAAGGCGAATCGGTCGTCATGTGTAATGAACAGGTTCCGGCAGAAGGATATCGCCTCGCTGACAGACGCGAACTTGAGAACCTTGTCCTCAAAGACCGTGGATAACGGTACATCCTTGATCTTCTCGTAGAACGCTCCGGTATTCAAGTAAAAACTGGTCTCGATCCCGCTCTTCCGGTTCGCCGACAGGATGGCTTGACGGCAGGGAATGGAGAATACCCCGTGTTGGATCATGGCGTTGATCCGCTGCGAGGCCTTGCTGATCCCGGCCATGTTATCCGGATAGATGAGTAGTTCCCTATTCCTGTCCGTGGGAGGGAGTGTTACCGGTAAGCTCTGCTCTCCGTAATCGTTAAAGAACGGGTTCATCCGGGATAAGGTCAATTGGATGTCTCCTAGGTCGTAAGCCTTGCCGGATTCGTGAATGATGTCCATCTTATTTGCCTCCTATCTTTTTGGATTTGTCCAATGTCTTCTGGGCGGCCTCGATATCGCTATAAACGATATAGGCCCTCATGCCTTTTGCTCTTAGTTCGGAAAATAGCATAAGTAGCTGTGTGAGTACTTTGAGTAATTCCGGATTATTACTTGAAACCATTACATTTTCTTCATCCGAGCGTCCATTGTATCCACCGTTGGCGAATCCGTTGACGGGAAGAGGATTTGTGCTTGTTCTTTGTCTTCGGATGGCATCCAAGGCTAGGATATGGTTCATGGAAACCGGATCTTGTAATTGCCATGCCGGTGTAACGTATTCTTCTCGATGTACGGGACCAGCCACTTCAAGTATACCACCGTTGCCGGTGAATCCTCCGTTGTACCAACCGGTGGAGTCTGATACAACCCGTTGTCCGGTTTGCGGCGTAGTGCTGTCATTAAGACCTGCATTTGCGGTAGATGTACTAGGTTTCTTGATAAGACCTTTCAAGGCACCGAAAGCGACGTTAATAAGTGCGATTTCACCTGCTGCTTTTGCCAATCCTAGAAAACCTAAGCTACCTATATCTTTAATGGTTCTTTCAGCGATAGCCATTACTGCAATCTGTCTTAATGTATCTAAGGTAAGAAGAAGAATATTATGCATAGCATCAGCAAATGTCGTTTCGGTATCTGTTAAAGCTTGACCTAATATCATTCCTGCTTCACTACCAAAATCTTTCATTATGTTGAATTGCTTTTTTTTCTTTTCTTCCTCTTCTTCTCTAGCCTTCTCTTTTTCGTCCATTTCCTTTTTAACGAATCCTTGTAACAACTCATTCAATTTGTCATAGTGTTCTTTTGTCTGTTTTTCCTTCTTTTTGTTGATGTCTTTTTCTTTTTGGAGATTTTCCAGATAGGCTTGATACCCTTTGTCTAATAATTTGATCTTATAATCTAGTATTAATTGCTCTATTTTCTTTCTTTCGTCACTGCCTATTTTATAGATAGCTAATTGTTTATTTAATTTTTCGAGTTCTAAAGCTTGAAGTTTTGTTTGATAATCATCATATAATCTTAGGCCCTCGGTATAATCTTGTGTCAATTTTAGTTTCTTGGTTGCGATATAACGATCAACCTCTTTCAGCTTTGCGTCTGTGATTTTTTTCTCTTGCTCCACTGACAGTCCCGGGGTTATATCCGTTTTTTTTATTTTAGGGGCAATAACTTCTACTTCTGGCAACTCGTTTGCAGGTTTTTTAGGCAGAAGAGGAGAGTATTTCTGAGATATCTTATCGAGGTTGGATGCTAATTGGTAAGTTTGTGTCATATAGCTCTGTAAACTTCCCCAGAAATCCTTATCGACCTTACCTCTGGCACCATAGTAGTAGTCAATGTAAGAGATGACATCATCATACGTTTTTGTCCATGAGCGTCCGTTCTTTATCCCTTCATCTGTTATACGTTTTACGTCTCGAAGCATAGCGTCGGTAACGAATTGCCCCAGATTTGATTTTTCCCTCATTTGATCCATCAAATCGATTTGTTTATTTAAGGCGGTGGTCGTTACATCCTCCTTCTCTTTCTGCATGGTTTTTAAAACTATGTTTTCATGCAACTTTTCATTAACTATTTCTAAAGCTTTTGCGATATCCTCGGTTGTACTTTGTTCTGTTAGTTGGTTTTCAAGATATTTTCCATATCGAGAATTGATCTCATCGATTAATTCTTTTCGTTGCTTTGTTCCGGCGTTGCTTCGTTGGAGAGCGTCAAATAGGGTATAAGCTTCTGCCCGTTCTGTGGAGATTTCCTTGTTCATCTCTTTTAAAGCCCGGGCACTTTTTGTTGAATTATCCCATATTTTGTAAATGCCTACAGCTAAAGCCGTAATTGCCACACCTGCCGCAATAATGGGATTGAGACCCAGAGTCACTAAGAAACTGCGCATAGCCATAGTCGCAGCTTTGATATTTCTAGCCTTGAGAGCTGATGCTGCCGCTAATGCATATTCTGCGGCTATGGAAGAACGGGTCGCAACTAAATGAGCTTTTTCTATAATTGTAGCTTTTAGAGTAGCTCCATTTGACGCAATCTTCCAGTAAGTGTTTAGCTTGATAGCGGCTGTATACAAAGTTAATGTCGATATTAAGGTAATAACCAGCCCTGTATTTTTACTGATCCAATCAGCCATCAGAACTAGTTTTTTAGTCCAGTTCACGGTTTGATTCATTACGCTGATAATGGATGGATTGATCTTCTCCATTAACTCAATGCCAAGATCGTTAAGTTTGTTTTTTGCTTGTTGCATTTTAGCCGTGGCGGATTGGCTTTTTATCGTGGCCTGCTCTAAAGCGACGGATGTGCCGGTTATGGCTTTCGTATAATATTCTACCTTATCCGCTTCATTGATAAGGACAGAGGCAACATTGTAACCTTCTTCCCCGAACATTTTTTTGATAGCGGTAGCGTCCATTTGTTTTTTGCGGAGATTTTCCAGAGCCGTACTTAGCCCGACTATTTTGGGGTTAGTCTCGTCAGCTCCTGTTTGCAGGGTAAGGAAAAACTTTTTGAGTCCGGTACCGGCGATCTCGTCCTTGATACCTTTCTCTCCCAGAGTCTCTATGGTTCCAACCAGTTGTTCGATCGGGATCTTTGCGGAAGCGGCTGCGACACCACTTGTCTTTATAGCCTTGGTTTGGCTCTCTACGGCTGCCGCACCGAATTTACTTCCGGCGGCAAGTACATTTACATATCGAGCGGCTTGATCAGCTCCATCCCCATATTGGTTTAATGCCAAGGTGACGGCATCTACCGCATCTGTAAGTTTCATGCCACTGGCAGAGGCGAGGATGAGCGTTTGCTCCGTCACTTCTGCTAAAGCCTCTTTATTTGCTAGCAATTCGGGTTTAGCGGAACCTACTAATTTATAAGCTTCCAGTATCTCATCAGCGGATTGGCGTATGCGGATACCTTCTTCGGTAACTGTAGTGGAAAGACGTTTTGCTTGATCTGTAAGCCACTCTATACTTTCATCATCTAGGCCTGTAAGAGCTTTTACATCGGCCTTGCTTTCTTCCAGTTTATTGCGGGCTTCACGGAATTTGTTGAAAGTAAGAGTAATACCCGTAATGGCTGCCACTGCGGTACCAATGATTCCCATATATTTATTTACGAAATCTGTGGCACGTCCCCAGACCGAGGCTTGGCAACCGATCTCTACACGCATCTCTTGTTGGGCTAGTGCGGTTTCTTTGGAGATGCGTTTCAGCATTTCTAACTTAGTGTTATATTCAGCGGTACCACGAGTTACTTTTTTCAGCTCCGTTGAAATTTTATTCTTTGTCTTTATTAAGTCATTATAAGTAGCTCCACTTAGGTTCTTCAATACTCTTTCCGTATCAGCGACCTCTTGCTTATACTTTTGCATCTTCTGGGTTTGGGCAGTCAACTCACGTTCTATTTTCTTTGCCGCCTTACTATTGCCTTCTCCGGCCGTCCGGAGATCAAGTAGCTTTTTCTCCAGTTCCCCGATTTTCGTCTCTAACTCCGATGCGCTAGTCATTGCGTCGGAGTTATCCAAGTATATCTTGATGCTCCTGTTTAAATCTCCTGCCATATCCTAATCTTTATCTATGAAAATTCGTGATGCGTCGATTTGCATATCGGCGGCGTAGTCCGCTACGATGTCTGCCAGTTTGGGAAGATTCTTTTCGATGATGGGATCGAACCAACGGATCGGGTGGCGGTTGCCGGTTCCCATCAGGTAGAAAGAATCCGGGTTGGTCTTTTTCAGCTTCCCGTATTTGTCCGTCCATTTAGAGCCGCCCCGGAAACCACCTTGGCCCCGTCCGGCTCCCTTATGGATATAGATACCTTCACGGGCGAAACTGAATCCCACTCGTTCGGTCTCTCCTTTACTTTTGTAAATTCTGGGTTCTAGGGAGTCCGATAGGAACTCATCTTTCTGGACAAGCAAGGCGATATTCCCTTTTAAGTCTTGGATCACGTAACCCATCCATTCCTTTACCTCAGAATTGAATTGTCTCAATTTCTCCTTATCCTGCCTACGTTCATACCGGGCGATCCGGCTGGTTGACTCTAGCGAGATCTCGAAGGGTAATCCTTCCCTCGCTCCGATTAGGGAGTTCCTGCGTTTAGGTGTGCGCATCTGCTCGCTCAATCTTTTCATGACTCCCATATCATACCCACATTGATTTGTCGATAGAGAAGGGGATAGGCTTTCTTAGATTGAAGCCTAACATCACCCCATAGAAATTATCTCCCATGGGACCAATGCCCCGAAAGGTCATGCTGTTTAGCTCTAGGAACTGAAGCCCGTTACGTTCCTCGTTCCAGTCGAGCATCATCCGGCAGACGATCTGCATGAGAAGATCCTTGCATTCCGCTTTCGCAAAGTGAATCCCGTCGATATCCCCGGCCTCGCATTGCTTTAATAGGGCGATAAAATATTGTGGGACATTTACGAGGTTATCATTGTTAAGCCAAGAAAAATCCGAGTTAAGCCCATCGATGGCGACTAATACATGATCCCGGATAGAGGAGATACGTTCTTCCAGATCGGAGATTTCCTCTACCTCGTCACTACGGAGGAAATGACATTCCCCGTCCGTATGACCGATAGCGGCTAGATGCCTAGCGATCCATTCCGAATACTCAAAGTGATTGTATATGTCCATAACATCCAATTTATAGACACAAAAAAAGCCCCCCGAAGGGAGCTTTTAAAGGACATATCTTTAAACTAAGGATAGTAAAAAGAAAAGGAAAAAGAAGATCAGTACAGTAGCTATAACCTTTGCCGTTGTATTTCCACTGCGTTTAGCCTCATTAATCGAGGCCCCGATCAGCATGACAAAACCTAATATGATAACGAACGTCAACATATCGCAAATATAATCATTCCTCTGGGAGTAACAAACGTAACAGCTCTTCCAATCTCATGGCGGCACGCATTCGTTCTTCTTTACTATATTGTCCGTTTACATCGGTTACGATGTCGAGTAGGCGCAGGGCTTCTTGGAGTTTCATTTCGGTTCCTCCTTTCCTTCAAACAAACATAATCTTTTTTTCAGAAAGCTTAGAGCCGCGATAAGCGACAATGATTCTTTTTCAGAAAGTACACCCGGGGCATCATGCTCGCATGCAATGAAAGTGATAGCGCTGTCAATGGCCTTAACATCTTCTTCTAACCCACCTTTATCATTTTCCTGCCAATATCTGATCGCATCCAGCATCAGGTTTGATATACATATATCTTCCAGTCTAATCATTTTGGCCTCCTTTCTTCGCTGAGTTATAAACGAACCAAGCTACGATGACCAGTGGAAAGAACACTGGAGACAGCATAACCAATAAAGCTACCGTGTACATTTTAGCCTCGTAAATGGATTTGCAGGAGGCGATACCAAGAGGTAAGAGGTTGTAGAACTTTTGGACGGTTGTCCATGTGAAAGGATTGGATACCTTTACGCTTGTAGCCACCTCGGGCTGCAAGGTAATTGAATTTTTCTTTGTCATAATGTAACGCATTTAATAAATTAATATACGAGAAGGGAACAAAAAAGTTCCGCTTTCCCGTTGCGTTACACCTTGACAAGGCAGTGGGCGCATTAACGCTCCACACGGGGGTCGGAACTATATTTTTAACCGTAGGCATAAAAAATGCCCGCAGCAATAAATGGCGAGGCTTTGTCGCCTTGTCAAAATGTAACGCATTGCAAATATGGTGAAAGTTTTTGAGATGGCAATAGCTTTTGCTTCAAAACTTCGATTCGCTTGTTTTTTCGGTTCTTTCTATTGCTAGCCTTTTTATTTCTTCATATAACTCCTCTGAAAGCTTTTCCTTTGCAACTGCTTTGAAATTACGCAGATTTTGGATATGATCTCCTAAACCATTCTTATTCCTTAATTTCTTAATGCGAGCATTTAACAATTCAAGAAAGGCTATATTATAGTTTCTTGCGTCAGATGTCCTAATAAGAATTGATTTGTTTTCTTCCGAATTAAGAGTTTGATATTCTTTTCTTGCAACCTCCAAACGAACTTTCAGTTCATTGATTTTATTTTGAAGCGTGCGTTTCCAATCTAAAAGAATTTGCAAATCCTTTTGATTTTCCACATCATCTGAGGTTATATTTAAAACCTTATTTACAATCATAAGTTTGACTAGTTTTTACGTTAACATTACTGCAATTAAGGAAAAGTTTTTGATGAATCCAAATTATTTCCGGATAGCCATGCCAGTGACAATGATAGCATCTGGTTCAATAACAATTCCTGTTTTTAAATCTCTTATTGCGGGCAGATAAGTGACCTTGATATTAATGATACCATTTGCTCCTATTTCCATTGCTTTATTACATAAGACATTAATAGCATCATCAGAAAAAGCTTGTTTGTATTTTCCGTATTTGACTTTATGCTTATCATAGGTCTCCCCATAAATATCATCTTTCATTCCTTTGCGAACGCTCTCTCCTATAATCTCATAACCACTTTGAACTTTTGCGGATACACTACCAATAGCTTTATATTCAAAATTGACAGAATTGGCTTCTGTCATAAAAAATCCTTTGTTTGTATATTCTGAATAATCTAATACCACTGCGCTTTGTTGGTATGGAGATTTAGGAATAATACTACAGCCTGTTATGGCTGCGACGAAAATGAGAGATAATAATGTTTTCTTCATATCGTGTGAATTTAAATGTTAACAATGCTGCAAGTAAGTAAAGTTTATTTGAAATACAAAGGTTTTTCTTGATTATTTAAGTTGATAAGAGTATATATCTTAAAATGTTGTATTAGCCTTTCAAACTAAAGGCTAATACAACTCAAAGACATAATGGAGGAACAAGAAAAGAGTTGTTTCTACCTTTCAAACTAAAGGCTAATACAACCCGCTGCCTTTCCTACATATCCGACATCGCGTTGTTTCTACCTTTCAAACTAAAGGCTAATACAACATAACAATGGCAGAGAAAAAATTACCTAGGGTTGTTTCTACCTTTCAAACTAAAGGCTAATACAACGATTCCTAAAAGTGTAGAGAGATGAAAGCGTTGTTTCTACCTTTCAAACTAAAGGCTAATACAACTAACGAGATCCGGCTAAGCCCATGCCAATAGTTGTTTCTACCTTTCAAAATCAAACTTCCGATCCGATTATCTAGGGAGTTGTTTCTACCTCTCAAACTAAAGGCTAATACAACTGTAAAGTTTCAATTACACCGTTCTGCTTCGTTGTTTCTACCTCTCAAACTAAAGGCTAATACAACGCCCCGAATAACATACATGGCGTTGACTAGTTATTTCTACCTTTCAACCAAAGAGCATAAAATGTTTTTATGCTGATGAGTCATTCGAAAAGTCTTCTAATTTTATATTTTCTATCTTCATTTTAAATTCTGCTATAATCTTTTTTGCATAGACGAAATCGTCAGAAATCTCTTTGATACATTCAGCTTCGTATTTATCATGTAAGAACATATTCCGAGTTTTAATGAGAAAAGAACTATCAATCTTTTGTTTAGTTCGTTTCTCATATTCTGTAATTAGCTCATTAAAATCATAATAATTTCCGGGAGTAGCCTTCTTTAAATCTGGGAACATCGATACCATAGCGATTTCGAAAGAATGAATGATAGGTATGATTTGTATCTGGGCTTCTTCGAAATCTAGGCATTCTCTTTTATAATTTTCATAAGGTTGTATCTTTACGCTAGAAGATATACTATTGTTTCTTTTGACTTTACTTAATACTTTATTCAAAGAGCTGATTCTTGTATCATGATGTATATAAAATAACTTTCCGTAGTCTTTTATCTTGATATCTTCTCCTTGTATTTTTAAAGGGTTGAGATCGATCAAGTAAGAAACTCTCTCATTTAAAATACCTTTGACGTTTTCTAGTTTGTATTTGTTAATTCTGTTGTATAAATCAGAAGGAAGATATTCCTTGGTCATCATAAATAAAAGAATATCTTGTATTTGGTAGAGTCTGATTATAGACTCGTTATCGCATATTTCGTTATAATTCTTACGATAAAGTCTATCTTCTTTCTCTAATAGCTTATTAGCTTCTGCAACAGGAATCTTGGATGGCCTTAGTTCTTCCATTTTCTTGATCCTTTGCTCTAAGGATAAATAGCTTTTGGATTTACCCTTATTCGGTGATAAATTGTCGAATAAACGATAATTACGGGGTTGTGCATAGAATTCTTGAGATTGATCTTCGAAATAAGCTCTAAAATAGTTCTGGATCAAGTATGAGACATTCAATGCCGGACTTTTTTCTCGGGTAGGAGATTCTATTAAGTGCTTCAATTTGGATTTTTTCAAACAATTAATGATCGCTTCATTAAATAGACCACGAGGTAGGAATATGGCCTCTTCCTTCTCTTGAGGCTTATTAGGCTCACGTTGTAAGTCCCGAAGAGGGTGGCACTGGATATTTAGTTTCCCTTGGAGGATTTTCTTTTGTATTCGTGAAAAATATACTTTCCGCTCCTTAAGGTAAGCGATGTAAAACTCTATTAAAGAGGTATAGTTCGTACCTATTTGAGCTAAAAAAGGATGCGGATTTGAAGAATTGATCAATCCTGCTCGTGTGAAGATTTCCGTTAAGTCATTTCTTCTTATCCCGAAATATGCTAAAGAAACTTGTATGGCTTGGAAATTAGGCTCTGTGACTTTATCCCTTCCATTGTTTTTTGAAGGCTGTAGCCATAGCATGTCTCTAACCAACGTTTCCGCTATTCGGCCTGCTTTTAATATTTCATGTTGCCTTTTACCAAAAGCGGATTTCTGAGATTTGATACGTTCTACCTCATTGAGTTTACTATCTGTCCAAAAGATAGCTTTCATGACCCGGCGTAACATTAGCTCGGATCTCTCTTCCGGATGCTTTTGTTTGGTACTTTTATGGATAGATCGTTCAATGATATCTTTTACGGATAGGGGACAGTGTGATTTATGTATATTATTATTCCGTAAATAAGTATAGAATAACATGGCCGGCAATTCGTATTTACTCAACCAGAAATCGGCGATAGGCATTTTAGCACCCTTCTCATCGATGGTAGGGTAGGTATCTTTCCCTTCTGGTAATACCTTAATACCGATATTATTACCATTAACGATATAGTGGGGCGTAGATTGAACCAGATAAGGCTCAAAAGAATTGATATCCGGTATACTATCCGTACTTATATCTATGGATTTTACGTTTAATGCCTCCGATAGTTTCTTTGCGGAGATATCTTGGATGTTTTTACAAAAGCCTGCGAGTTGGAAATTAATGTATCTATCCTTTGTCTCTCTATCGACTCTTGTTTTTTGATATCCATTGTGAAAGTAATTTCCGAGATATGTGTAGAAGCCAATTTCTTTAAAATCAGCTTGTTTGTCTAAAAAGTGCAGGGCAAAAGCCTCAAAGCGACTGCGGAACCGTATTCTGGATCTATCCGGAAGGCCGTAAGGATCTTCGGCATCCGTTGGTTGTAATGTCTCGTTATACATTTCCCGGTATTTAGGCTCAAGGGTTTGATACAGTTCTATTGGTATCTTAGATAGTTCATTCAGTATATCTAAAGCCCGGTCTTGTTTCGTGTCTTTCGTAGTGCGTAAACGTTCTACAGGAGGTTTGGTGGAAAGAGCCGTGAAAACCTCAAGGGTAAGCCTATATTGTAACGAGTCTCCCCGTTTGAATCCGGATAACTTTTTCAAGAATAGATAACTGTACTTCCTTTCAAGGAACATCGAGATGAAGAAAGCATACCCTTTTTCGCTCAGATCGTTATTGTTTGCTAATGTGTAATAGAAATGATCATCTTCTGTTTTTAGAACAACCCGCCCTTTTTTGCGAGTGTATCTACGAAGATGCTCCATCTCTTTCTCCTCGGCTTGGAAACGCTCCTTGATAATGTTTATGGCACTATCGTAGATGCAGTTCAGTGATGAAGGGATATCATACCCACCGGGATAAATACAGATGGGATCATGATAATAATGGGTGTAATAGTTCCTGACGTCATTAAGCAAAGAGGCAAAAGCTGTAATGATGGTTTTATATTCTATACAAAGTTTATCCGATTGCCTTTCACCTTTTTTAGGCGTCTTCATTTCAATGATCGGTTTTATCCATGGTAAATATCCTTCAACGACCTGTTCTAGGTTGTTTTGTGGATTTTGATCGAAGATTGAGTCGATGAGTGTTATTACATGCTTGATATCCCAACTGCTTAATTGCTTTTGGGTGTCCAACTTTTTAGCGATAAAATTAAGTGTTTTTATTAGTCCATCTATCGCTAGGTTTGCATATGCGGCAAAGATATGTTTGTTTTCTATGGCTCCCATAATAAAATGATCTATACCAAGTTCAATTTAGTAATCCGGCGGCTGATGTCTTTCAGCGCCATATCCAGAATAGCCAGTTCTTCCTGTGTGAATTTGCAAATTTTACCGTGTACGCTATTCCCGTTTAATCGTTGGTAGAACCAAGAGGATGATTTCCCGAAATAATCTTTGGCTAGATTAGAGACGGACAGGTATGGTAAAACGGGACTCAGTCGCTCACGAATAGTTAGCTGCTCCTTGATGTCCGTGATCTCTTTATGGATGTTTTCAAAGTCATTTTGCACACCTGCGGTAAGCAGTTCGGTTTCCTTTTCATCCATGCTATCCAACAGATCGGTAATTTGTCGGTCTATGGTAGGGCGGTCATTCTCCGGGGACTTTTTCCAAAGTTCCTTTAGTTCAAAAAAACGCTTTACTTTATCCATCTTATTCTGTTTTTTGAGTTACACATGAAAGGGAAACTCCCCCTCTGGCCTGGAGGGGGAGAACCTTTCTGGTCAATAATACTTTCCAAGTTCCTTAAGTTCTTTCTCAAGTCTCTTGATCTCTTTATCAACCACCGCTTTCATGAATTTGCTTCTCGAAGTCAGTTCATGATACTTGCGGAGATAAAAGAGGAGATCTTTTTCTGCCTCTTCTATCCGGGCTTTTAGCCCATCGTCACTATGCATAGAGCTCTTGTCTTAATGACATCACAAAGATAATAAATATATTATCAATGGCAAACGTTTGGTAATATTTTTATTATCATAGTATCTGGATTGGAGATAATAACAAAACCGCTCCACCTTCACAGGCAAAGCGGCTGTCCATTACTAATCTAAAAATCTAATACCATGAAAAACACCTATTACTACATATCTTGTTTCTTTTTCTCTTCTTTTTCGATCGCTACTTCTAGGGTATAGAGAGCGTCGTATAAAAGGGATTGTTTTACCTGTTCTTTCTTGGTCACGTCTCCGCTGGCCATCTCATCCACGATGCGTTGTTGCGTGTCGAATATATCCAAAGGGGCTTCATTCCCTCCGGAGGAGAATACCCGGGAGAACTTTGCTTGTATGAAATTCATGCTACCTAGGTAGTACCAGAACATGACTGTCTTTACGATCGGCTCTACATTCCGGAACCAAGCCGGATCACCGTCCTCACGTATGGAGAATGAGCCGTCTTTCCAGATTATGGATAGGAAGTTATCCAATGCCTCGAAGAAATCCTGTCTCATCCGCTGTTGCCAAGTCTGTAGCATGATGAACTGTCCGTAGCTGATATTGGTCAGGCCGTCTTCCGGGCCGTATAACTCGATATCTTTGTCTTTGTAGACGGGGAATGGGTTACGGGTTAAGCGGATATCCAGCTCGATCCCTTTTTCTGTCTCTTGGAATAAGAAATCAAAGATGGTGCTCAACGCCGCCAGTTGCTCGGCCGTGATCCATATACGATTTTTGGGAAGGGAAACGGCGTAACCGGTTCCATTGGCTTTCTGGTATCGCCGGATTCTCGCGGACAGGCAAAACAATAGCATCTTGACCTTGGCTTCTTGGGCCGTACTTTTCGAGTTCAAAATATTGGCGAGAAAGCAAAGCTGTTCCGTTGTCATCTCATCCCATGTGCCGGGCACGAGGTAATCGATATCTTTGATCGTTATTTTTCTCATAATACGAAAATATGTTTGTCCTTGGAATTAAAGTCGTTCTTGATAGGAGCGGGGAGGCCTAGTTCCGGGGCGTAAACTTTCATGTAATCCTCGATTACCGCTTCTAGTGACGTTACCTGCTCGGCGTAGAAATTACCGTTGTCCGTGGGATCGGAATACAGCGGATAGATCACGGGCTTAAACTCCAGCTGGCCGGCCGCCGTACGTTGTACCCGGGTGGTTTGGCTGGTATGGAGCTTGGCTACGTACATGGCGAGCCATACCCGGATATAATCAATCAGCTTGATCCGGAGCGGATCATCCACGCCGGTTCTTAAGGTGTCTTTTAAGCTCTTGTCAAGAGTGGTCCCGATCCAGCGGCATAGCTTCATCTCCAGTGTATCGAGTAGGGGACGGAACTTTTCGAAGGTCAACCGGGAATAATCGATATTCACCTTACCGTAATATTGGAACTCCCGGGCGGAATTAAGGTAGTGGCCGTTGGCTTGGTTCTTGTAATAGCGGCTTTCTTTCCATTCCGGATAGTCGTTCTCGTGGCTTCCGAGATGGTCCAGTAGCTTATCCAAGTTATTCCATCCCCGTTCCTGCATGCTCTCTTCCGATCGGGCGATCTTTTGATCGCTGGCTACGGTGAACTTATCGTTCCGGCTTACCGTATGCCCGCTGTCACCGATCAAGACCCCTAGCTCCGGACTGGCTAGCGCTACGGCCAATGGTCCCAGTGTCCGGCTGGCGAGCGTCTTGATCGTAAGGATATCTTCCGTTAACGGCTCTCGATACAGCCGATCGACCAAGGCTTCCCCGAGGTAGGGGACGATATATCGATCGAAAGCGTCTTGAAGATAAGGCTCCAATATCTCGAACTTAAATGAGGCGTTTACCTTGACGGTATGCCTCAAATCATCTATCGTTTGTAGGAATGGCTGTGTCATGATTATACTTTTTCGTTACCGATACTCTTTTCCGATCCCGTGTTCTTATCGAGTGTCGTTAGCATGATATTGGGTATCACGAACTCGATGTCTTTTCCCCATCCGTTGATCTCCCGGGCTAGGTATAGCGGGAGAACCATCATGTCCCGGAGCGGCTTGAACAGCACTTGGGCGATAATGAATAACTCCCGGGCCTCGGTACCGTTGATGTTCTTCGATTTCCCGGGCGACGCTCCTTTCAAGGACGGATGTACGCCCATCGTGTTACAGATCACGTTTGTCGCTTCCTCCGAGTCCTCGATATACTCACCGCCCTTGATAAATGATTCCAAGGGCTTGATGATGATATCGTTCTCCTCGTATTTATTGATCTGATCATACCGGAAATGGGATACGAAGCTCTTGCCGGCGTTCTCCTCTCCGGAAAGGAAGTCGTTCAGTTGTTGTAGGAAAGCGTTCTTGCGCTCGTTCCGTTTCTTCTTGTCATCCTTGGGGATACCTTCCGAGTCGTAAAGCTTGTCCCAAAATTTCATGTTGATGGAGACGTGATATTTCAAGACCATCTGGTTTTTCAGCAACGCCTTCTTGAATTTCGGGATGGCGCAACTGAACTCGTACCAATCGAGGAAGATGGACCACCAATAAGGGCGGTTGTAATAAAAACGCCCCGGTACCGGCATATTGAGGCTTAACGTATAGCCATTCTCTTCCTCGTCCTTTTTCTCTCCGGTCTCCGGATCGGGTACGAGCCCGGTACGGACCTTGAGATCGTAAAGCGGGCTTCGGCGGTCTAGCAATCTCGTTACGATCACGTCGTCCGGAAATGATTCCTCTCCCCATTGCGAGGAATAACCATGATACTCGATGCGTTTCGTCTTCTCGTCTTGCTCGCTGATCCGGGAAAAGCACATCTCCCGGTGCCAGATCTGGACTACCTTCGGTCTCTCTCCGGCCTTCCGTTTGCCAAAAGCCAGATAGACGAAAGAGTCGGAGAATACGACCAGATCGTTGGCCAGCTCGGACATTACCCGTAAGTAGTTGCTATCCGATATGAACTGGAATATCTCCGGAGCCTCTTCCGGGGTAAGTTCCTCCAGCTCGATCTTTTGGGTCTCCGGATTCTTCACCCTCCGGCAGACCATCAACCCATCGCCGTAGGCCATGTTCGCCTTGAACTCGATATTGCTGCCTACGATCGTGTTGTCGGCGATCTTTTTCATGATCCTTACGGGCAACTTGTCTTGGTGACCGAACGGGACAAACCTGACCTCTTTCTTGACGGAAGATCCTTTGGCCGGGGTAATGACCGTGGCCGTGAATTTTTTATCCTCCAGAAAACCTACGTCCTCGGTCATGACCACCGCCGCTTTTGCTCCGGGGAGGAAAGCGGTGTCACCCATTAGAAATACGTTCTTGCGTCCCATTATGCGTATATTTTTTTACCGTTAATCCGGATGATCATGCAGCGGATGAACTTCCGGGGGAACCGTTCGCCCCGAATCCGGATGTTTACCGTGCTTCCCTTGGCGTGGATCGAGCTGAAGTAGGCTACCTCATAATCCTCGATCGAGCCGGGAGAGCCATTTCCCTCCCGGCTTTCATTCAACCGCACGTACGAGAACGAGAACATCTTGTATCGTCCCCGGTCATCCTTTTGCTGCATGACAGCCCAGACATCACTTTGTTTTATCCTTTTTTCCATATCTCCATCTTAAAAAGATTACCAAGGCCAGAACCATCGTTACGCCGAGCGCCCACCACCCGAGGGCGTTCTTGCCGACATCGGAGTTGAGCTCGGTATCTCCGGACCGGTCTTCCTCATGGCTGGCTTCCGACCGGGCGAAAACGCTCTCGTTCTCCTCTTTCTTTTGGCTTTCCGCTTCTTCTTTTCGCTCGTTCTCATGTTCCTCGCCTTCGAGTGTCGTTTCCGCCTTGACCGGGTATCGACCGTTTTCGTCCGGCTGCCGCTCAAGGTCGAATTCCCTTCGTATGATCCGGATGTTTCTCCACCGATCTCGCACGGTGTTGGAACTGGCAAGCCGTACATCCATAGAGGTATCCAAGCTCTCCAATACCTGTCGCTCTTGATCTCTGTAATGGCTATGATCAGAAGCGCTACGACGCACGGAGCAGCTAGCGCAAAGAGCCACCATTCCGGCCAAGACACACAATCTCTTATAAAGTCCATATTCCATGATTCGCTATCCAAAAGGGAGTTCGCATAAACAATACCACTCTCACATCAGTTCCCAGCCGGCCTCGATATCTTCCATAGGGATACGCTCGCCGTTCTCCATGTAGCACATGGCATCCACTAGGGCGCACATCGTTCCCTTGTCCGACAGGTCTAGCCGGCAACAGTCCGGCATCTGCATCTCCCGGCATACCCATCGTACGTAAGCCGCCGTGTCATTCTCATCGCGGGGTGCCCATCGTTCTATCAGTTCCTTTATGGAATGTAGGTTATACGATCGCTGGTATTTTAGCAAGAGCTTCATCATGGCCCGTACCCCATGCGGTATATCCTCGAATTCCTCGAAAGCGTTGTCCTTTTTATCGGCTTTCGATACTTCTCCGGCCCAGTCGTTCCGCTCCGAGTTCCGGATATTACCGGGGTTGTTGTTTCGGATTCCCCTTGGTGTCGTTGTCATTTTTACAATCCTCCTTATCTAATTGGTTACTAATATTCTTTCCTAGCTTAGACTCGATCTCTCCTTTGAGTTGTAGTTTAAGCAGCTTTGGAAACATCATGTTCGGCCAGATAATCAATGCGCTACCCAGCATGCTCCACAGCTCGCACACACAGGCTAGGGTACATCCGGCCTTGGTGATTATGGCGTTATCTTGAGTGAATATCCGTTCCGTAACGAATACCACGAGCATGAAACCGAAATAGACGATCACCTTGGCGGGGGTATCTCTTCCGCTTTGTGATAGGAAGAATTTACCTTGCTTCTTTGCCGAGAACATCCCGAATAGCAAGTCGGCCGTAATAGCCACGCCCATAGCGGCGAAAGCGTATTTCACGGGCGAGATAAAATTCAATAAGAATATCATCCCGCTTATCATCCAGCCCCAAGAATGGTTCAATACCATCTGGAGCTTAATCAAGATCCTCTCTACGATCGGGCTAAATACCTGTGATATCATCTCCAAACATTTTTCACAAAGATGCTCGTAATCATACCTTCGGAAAAGGACATGAAAAAGCCCCGCGAGGATTTCTCCGGGCGGGGCTTGATTGATGTGTTATTCTTCTGGCAATAGTAGCCGAAAGGCTCCGTCAAGTTTCATTTCAGTTCCTCCTTTTCCACTTCTTTGAAGAATGCGGCTATAGAATGATACAGTTCTATTAATTCTTCACGGCTTATATCGCGAATACAGTTCATGCTTTCTCCTATATTTATATCGTAGGAGGCTGTCTCTTTGCCTCTTTTATAGAATGATTTTACACGTGATATATCAACCCTTGTCATTTTCAGCCTCCTTTCTTTCAATAAATTGGTTTATGACAATTCCCATTTCTTTCAAAGAGTCATAGTCTATATCATCCGGAAAACGTTCATCTGTGTATACACCATAATTATAATGGACAGATGAATAGTTACTCCACATCACGCATTCCTGTACTACGCATCTCATCCTCTACCTCCTTTCTTCGCAGAGTTGTAAATGAACCAAGCTACCACCACTAGCGGTAAGAACGCCGGAGACAGCATGGCTAATAAGGCTACTGTGTACATTTTAGCCTCGTAAATGGATTTACAGGAGGCGATACCAAGAGGTAAGAGGTTGTAGACCTTTTGGGCGGTAGCCCAAGAAAAGAAACCCGTTTCGTGGGTGGACGTTGATTGTAGGGTACTATTATTCCCCGGCAAACAAATGTTCGGTTGTTTGAGCATAACTAACATTGTTTGTTTGGGGCAGGAAAAACAAAAAACGGTCTCGCCTGTCCCTTTGCTCTACACCAACCAGGCAGTTACGGCCATTAAGCCATATCAAGGGTACGAAACCGCTATATTATATATACGTATAGTATGGACACAAAAAATGCCGATACAAATATGTTCGGCGGTTACCCGCCTGGTCGAAATAGAGCACTGCAAATATGGGGAATTCTCCCCACACTTGCAATACTTTCCCCTGATTATTTCTTTTCTTCCTCAAATTTGATAATCATCTGCTTGTATTCTTTGATCCGCTTTCCTAATTGGGAGAAGCGGCTTTTGGTTTCTTTCTTCTCTGTTTCTTCCAGTTGGAACAGCTCTTGTATTCTCTTATCTGCGTTCGGGTCTGTGGAAAGTTCATTTTTTAGTTTTTCTATTCTAAGTTTTCGATTTGCAGCCTCCTTTAGCTTTGCTTTAACTTGGATGTACTCACCAAAAAGAATTTCGTCAATCGTTTTGTACACCCACACTTCAAACTTAGGACTTAGCCATGCCGCAAATTTTAGGGCAACGCTACGTTCCATCCATGTACCATTGTTGCGACCACCATTTACGACTTTTACTAGTTTCCCTTCAGGTGAAAATTCATTTTCAGACCGCAGATCTGCGGTCTGACAGTAGGCTTGAATGTATGCTTTTGTACTGTCAAGACGCAAAAAGCCAAATACGTCTTTTTCAAAAATCTTTGCCATCTCTGTTGCATTTACCATAACATTTTCATCTGCATTAATATCGAATGCAATTCGATTGTTCTCGAAATTTAATACCTTTGTTGCCATAACCTTAACTTTTTAATTGTTTATGATTGGCGGGGAGGAAAATCCCCGCCTTTTGTTTTTGTACTTATTGCTGATTTATCATTTCCTCCAATAGAACTTCTATTTCCTCTTCTTCCTCTCTTTCAAGTTCTTCCGTAACTTGTGCCCAATAAGCTTCATCATGAAGTCTGTTTTTCTTTGTGTTTAATTCTGTTTCCATATTTTTAAACTGTTTATGATTGGTAATAAATATTAAATATTGTGCAAAGTAAAATATAATATTCTGATTATCAAATGTTTAAATAAATATTTAACATTTTAATCGCAAATATTTAACATTTCGGGCATAAAAAAGCCCCGCCGGGGATACCGACAGGGCATATAATGGGGGAAAGTTTTTGGATGGCAAAGAAAAAGCCGGCTTTTATTGGGCCGGCTGGGGAATATTCCAAAAAGAATTTATCACATGTTCTCTATCCATCGTTTTCCGGATGGTGTATAAGTATACGCTAATATGCCTACGGCAACAATAGCTACAACGGTAAAAAAAACAACTGCTATCTGCATATTATTTATTATTTTAAGATTCTATATCCAATCATCGCAAAGGCAACCGTACCGATGAATCCCATCGCAAAAAGATAATTAGCCATGCTTGGTATCTCATCCTCTATCTCTCGGTTAAGTAATGAGGCTGCTACCCCTAGCACCAAAGCCGCAAAAGTCAACTTGGCCATATCAAAAAAGAACTTGGCGGTTGTTTCCTTTCTTACTTTACTTTTATCTAATTCATTCTTGGTTGCCATGTCGCAAATATGGTGAAAGTTTTTGGGATGGCAAAGAAAAAATCGTAATATCCTTATATAACTTTACACTGCTAGGTAATCCCTAACATCCTATAATCACCATATCCCACCTTTACCCCCGTGATCACGACACAACTATCTATTATTCACTTCAAAACAATCAACAAACAATGGCTACAACTTACAAATTAGTGCAGCGACGGGACATGCACAAGGGAGCGACTGAAGGCGATAAGCTTTATTACGCACAGGCGAAATCTACGGGTACTAGTGATATGGAGCGTCTTTGCTCCATGATTGGCGAGCGTTCTTGCGTATCCAGCGCAGACGTGAAAGCGGTGCTGGACTCGCTTATCTACGTGATGAAGCTGGAGATGTCGGACGGCAAGATCGTACAGCTGGGTGAGTTCGGTAATTTCCGTATCACGTTCGGTAGTGAGGGGACGAAGGTGGAGAAGGATTTCAACGCTACTAAGATTCGTCGTCCTAAGTATACCTTCTCTCCGGGTAAGGCGCTTCGCTCGCAAGCGAAGGTATTGCGATTCGAGAAGGTAAGCGTAGAAAAAGGCGAGGGAGGAAAAGACTCCGAGAGTCCAGACGAGATCTAGGCTAAAAGCACGCATCGTTTGAGGGAGAAGGGCGCATCGTTTTGGAAAAGAGGGTGCGTCCTTTTTTTATGAGGTTAGTATTCAGTATATTTGATAATTTATAAATAGAGAAGGATGGACAATGAGAATTTTAAGATAAGGGCTTACGGGTTGCAGGAGCTAGGCATTCAATATTTCCCGAATAGCGCACCCGCTTCGGCCTCGATCCAGCTAAAGAGATGGATTAATCTAAACAAGGCGTTACTTTATGAGATTACCGAAGCCGGGTATCATTCCGGGCAACGCTTACTCACGCCACGGCAAGTACAAATCATAACAGCGCATTTAGGGCCTCCATAACAGGGGCTCTTTTTTTGTCCCCGCATATTTCGCAACGGTTTCTCATTGTTGAAATGTTAATTTGTTGATACTTAATAGCTGCGCACCTCTCAAGTAGCGTTTTTTTCTCAAAGCATGCGAAAGTACCCCGCAGCGCCCTACAAAAAAAATGCGGGCGCAAGTTCAATTTTTCACCTTATCTGCTGCCTCCCTTAGACAGATCACGCATGAAATGCGTCTACCGATTTTTAATGAAGGAAGATGATTCCGGATTCCGCGTACGCAAGTTCGGGCATAAAGAAATTCGCGCCGACAAACAATGTGTCCCATGCGTCGGTAATGTGTGTCTTGTACTCATCCGGGTTATCGGGGCTGTCTTCTGTAGCTTCCGGCGATTTGTCTTTCTCGAATCCGTTCTTGCCTACTTTCACCGCTGTTTGCTCCATGGCGAGTTTGAGGAACTCGTTGTTGTATTTATTGAAAACAGGATAAAGGAGCGCCGGATCATGCTTTAAGGCCCGGTCTATTTGCTCGTGCCTCCAGTCGTGGCGGCTTACCTGTCCGATATAGATATCGGTGATATCCCAACCATATTCCTTGAAGATCCGGATGATGGTATCTTGATAGGACTCGGAGTTATTGCCGGTAGTCCACGTGAAGGTCTGGTCATAAAAGAAGATGATATCACGTTTGAGCTTGTATTTGTAGTATTCGCAAACCTGACGAGCCAATTCATCCAGCTTATCGGGGGTCTTGACAAAGAAGCTCTTTAGGGTACGTAATTGATGGCCTTGTACCTGTCCGATACATGCGGTATTGATTGCGGAGTTACTATCGAAACCGATTAGCAAGGGAGCGTCCATATCCAGATCCCCATCGGCTAGGCATCCGGCCAGTTGCAGCCGGTTCCAGTCCGCTCCCATGCTACCCATGTAGCGAGTATCGCCGGGGGTATAGAAATGGTAATCGTTCAAGGCCGAATAGAAGCCATTAGCGACACGGAACAGGCGTTCGTTCATGAACGCGGTACGCCATATAAGGGAAGGGACGTTGCGGTACATTTGCCAAATGTAATCCTTGCCTACGACTTCCATGTTATCGAAAATATCATACTCTCCGTAATATACCGTGTACTCCCGGGTCTTGCCACGCATAGGTTTGACAGGTGCTTGATACTTACGGGCCAACATCAAGTCATGGCGTAATTCTTTGTATTTGCGTTGGGTGTATGGTGTTTGTTCCGGAAGGCGCTCGGTTAATTTCATTTCCCGGTATAGGTTCCGGATCAAGTTGATATGAACCGGATTCATGTCGTTGATCTTATCCAATATCCAACGTCCGGCTTTTAAGGTTGGCATATCCGTGGAATAGAGAACGGAATGATGCCAAGGGCATTGGTTGAAATCTTGCAAATTTCCCCGATTGGCGGGATCAACCTCGGATTTTATCTTATCGTAGTCTAGGAATTTCGCCTCCGGACCGATTACCCAATCTAAGGACATGGAGTTCGCTGACATCCCTTGACTGAAGGAGAGTACGACCAATACGGTGCCATTCCAGAAATGAATGCAATTGCCCCATGCGGTCTGAAGCGGCGGGCGCTTGGGCTTTCCGAAGTTGGCGGACAGGGGTGCCTTGCGGCCAACAAAGAAATGAATGCCCTCGATATAGCCCCATTCGGCGAGAGCGTGGATAATCGCCGGTAGCGTATTACCCCAAGCCTTGGCATAGGATGGAGAGATTAAAGCCCCGGTAGAACCCGGCATGGACCAAACATTCCGGATGATGAAGCGTGCGTCCAAACCCTCGGATTTACCGGTACCACGGCTACACACCCAATACTCGTCGTGGGCGGCGATCGCCATTCCCATGCGTTGCATCTTATTGAAAAACTTGCGTTGCGCCTCTTTCGCTTTACGGGTGAAAGGTTCAGTCATCAGTGCCATAGTCGTCTGTAATGGGTTCAATATCTACGATATCATGATCTTGCTTGAACAATGCCCGGAATGATTTCCTTTCTTCTTCAAGATTAGGGATAGGCTTGAAATCATCTCCCATTAACGTGACATCATCGGATGGCTCAAAGCAGGGTGGTTCCCAAGCGCTTCGATCAATGTCATCGTCTTCTTTATCGGAGCGGGTGTATTTACCGATCTTGTCCGCGTTGGCGGCGATACCTTTGGGGTCTTTGGCTTCCCGGGCGATGCGGATACCTTCCTTGGCGGCCTCGATCACCATGTAACGATACCAGTTCTTGCCGGCTAACTGTACATTTCCTACGAGTCTCCGGATAGCGGCCAAATCACGGTAAGCGGTGGCTTGTGATACGGGCTCACAACTACCGTCGCAACCGGCCATCAGGAAAGCGATCAGGTCTTTGTCGGCTGTCATGGGGTCTTCCAATAACTTGGAAACACATAACATCCAGCGATCTTTTTGCATAAGCTCCCGGCAGGAGAGAAGGCTTGCCGCTTCTTCATGCCCTTTGAAAAGTACCGTGGCTATCTTGTCGTATGATGTTAGTTCCTTGTTCATTCTTTCTAAATAGGTTATGATAAAGGGGAACAGCCAATACCTTATGGATTGTCTATTCCCCTTCATTATGGAAGCAAGATTTATTTCAAGTTATCCAGTTCCGCCAGCTCACGTTTGTAATAAGCCAAGCGTTGCTCTGCTTTTTGCCGGAGGTTAAGCTTTCCGTTTTTCTCATGTTGGGCGATAGAGGTTTCCGTGCGCCGGATATTCTCCCTCAGTCGTTCGATCCGGTTGGCGATTTGCATACCTTTCAGCAATTGATCGGCCGGGAGCTCCTCGGTTTTTTGAACCTCGGTTTTTAACTGGATCTGCTTACCCTCGGCCCAAGCGTCGATCTGGTCCCATAGCTTGGCACGGCGGCTCCAAAGCTCATGCACCTGATCGGCGATCGGCTTGCGTTGCTCCGGAGTAAGGGCCTCGTTCTGCATCTCCGTGAATAAGGCGGCGTACAAGGGGGTGATCTGGCGGACCTCGTCGAAGATCGTACGGATGTTATCCGGAAGGGAGGAGTACGTGGCGATCTTCGCTCCGGGCCGTAACAGGGCGAATTGATCTTGCAGTTCTTGCAACTCTTCCTGCGCTTCCTCCAGCTCGGCTTGCAATTGATCGATCTCTCCGGATTTATCGTCATTGTCTTCCTCCAGCTCGGTGATCTTGTCTTGTAGCTTGAATAGCTCGGATTCTTTCACGAGGATTTCTTTTAAGACTTTATCGCCTTTTAGCTGATCCGCTGTTTTCTCGATCGCCTTTGTTGCCGCAACCGCTGTTTTCAAGAGTATCGAACCCCGTTCGGAGATTGTTATCTGGGGTTGGGCCGACGATAGGCGCGCTACGGTTGTCAACTTATTCACCAATACGGTGAAATGGGAATCGAACTGCGGAACCTCCTTTACCTCGCTAAAGAAAGCGATATACTTCTTTCTCATCTCCTCCGGAGCTAGAGCTTGAAAAAGCGCTAGACCGTCCGCGTATTTACGCTTACGGTCCGCTAACCAGTTTTGTAATGTTATCATTTAAGAACCTCCTTCCGGTGGAGTAGGAGCTACCCCGGTGAATAATGCGTCTATATCGATAGGCGTTCCCATGATAATCATAGGGGCGGGGCTATCGGCCTCGAAAGTGAAGGACCAACCTCTTTTGTCGGCCGCCGCCTTGCCGCCGTCGAAAGAGGCGGTAACCGTACAAGGATAGCCGGGCTGTCCGATAAGCTGCTGGCTCTCGTTGTCCTCGATGATCAAATAGCCGGGCGTATTGCAGATCTGCCGGGCGAAAGCGGCGGCTTCCACTTTCTTGCCGGGGTGGAAGAACTCGCCGCTGATCTTGTAACTTTTACAATCTGTCTCGCCTTGAGACTCCGCTTTGTATCCTACGGTTGCCCGTGTCGCGTAAATAGGTGTCGGTTTACCTCCCGACTCTAAAAAGGTAAAAGCTCCTGTCGCCGTCACGAAATCGGCTGTGGCCTTGGCCTCTTTGGGGAGCGTGGGGACGACAGAGACTGAGGTTTCCGGAATAAAGGCGATACGACCTTTATAACCCCCCATATTGTCCGCTCCGGCTGGCCATAAAACAGGGCCAAACGAGGCGCACATCACATAATCCGCCGGAACGTCCGCCCCCATGAAGAGGACGGATAGCACCGCTAGCAGAAACAATACGGACAAAACTTTTCTGAAATCTTTCATCGTTTTATTTATTTACTGGTTTTACGATTTGGTATAAGTACCGGAAGCGGTGAAGTCCTCTCCATCGGCTACCGTGACTTTCACGTCTGCCGGCTTGGTATAACCGGCGATATCCTTGAAGGATACGGTTTGCTCACCTTTAGGTATGCCTAAAAGGGTAGCTCCGCTTCTCATCCACTCGCCGTTCTCGCCCACCTTCCAAGCGGCACCGGCTTCTATGGCCTCGTCGCTCTCGATCGTGACGGTCAGGGCGGCACCGGTTACGTAGTCGCCCGCTAAATCAACGCCCTCATTGGTGAACTCGTTAATCTGGAATACCTTCGGATGGATATCCTGAAAGCGGGTACCGTACCCGGCTTGTAGCCAGAACTGAACCTCGTTCGGGTCCTCGAAGATATCGCGGATCTGGACGAACCGGGTCGCCTTCTTCGTATTCACGCCAAAATCCAGCATTCCGGGACGGATTAAGATCAAGGCCTGTCCTGTTCCATATGCCTCATGGGTGACAGGTTCCAGTCCCGGGAACTTGGCGTCGTCCTTGACCGCCTTCCAAAACTCCTCGGTGGATGGGCGGGCGAACGCTTTTGTCTTTTGCCGGTAAGCCTCCTTACAGATCAACTCGATCTCGTTGGCATAATACAGGATCGCTTTACGGCGTAAGAAAGGATGTGCCGCACGTAAGAAGTTGACCAGACGATCGTAATCATCTACACCGTCACCACTGCCAAACGTACCGGTACGTACTAGGTTACGATTCGCCATGGTGATATCCTTCGTTGTCTTGAAATGATCGATCCAAGGGAAAAATCCGGTGAAAGAACTCATCGGGCTATACACATTGTCGTTTCTCTCGGCGAAGAAAGCGGAGAAAGTGATATCCTCCGAATGGCTGATGATGTGATTATCCACCACGAATTTCTCCATGGGGTGTTTCTTTACCGTATGGTCCACCTTCTCTCCGGCGTTGGAGAGAATACGTTTTTCCGTATAATTTAAGATGTTATCCTTCAAACGAGAAACGGTAAGTTCCGGTTTGATGGACATCTCTACCAATTTACCGATCTCATCGGGATACTTAATCTCGGCCCCGGCTTTATATGGGCCGGTGTGTCCGGCTTTGCGGCGAGCGTTCACGATCACGTCCTCATTCTCGATCTCGATCACGTTGAGCTTCATGGCCGCGGCGAACTCCTGAAACGTGAAATAGGGAAGGGTACGCAACACGTTATCGTAATCCTTCGCGTAACGATTCAGTTTCTCAATATCTAAAATGCCTTGTTTTGCCATTGTTCTTAGTGTTTAAAAAATCCTGTTTTCTCAGCCTCGGCCATGATAGCGAGGGTATCATCCTCATGCTTATCGGCGAAATCCTTGATATCTCCGGTCTCTGCGGTCGGCTCTTGCTTTACTTTAGCTTCCGGCTTTTTGCCTGCCGGTGTTCCCTTTAGCTCTGCCACGTCTGATTGAAGTTGCTCAATCAGTGTGTCTTTCTCTTTCAACTTTTCTTGGGCGGTCGATAATTGCTCCTGTAAGTCGGAGGTATTACCGGTGCTCTCGATCGAATCGAGCAGCTGATCCACTGTTACGTCTTCCGCTTTCATGTCCGGGTTATCACCCAGTACCTTATTCAGAAGCTTGTCCCAGTTGTCGGCCGCTTGTTTCATCGCATTGTACGAATCATCTTTCAACCACTTCATAAATCACTATGTATTAAAATAATTAAGAACATTCTCGAAAGTATCTATCTCATCGATCATACCGATGTCCATGGCCTCCGGCGCGAAAAACATCTTACCGGTGGCCCATTTACCTTGATCCTCATTGATCACGCCTACCCGGGCGTTAGCGATACTGGAGATGAAATTCTCGTTATACGTATCGCATACTTTTTTTAGCGGTTCCGTATCTCCCTGCAGTGCCTTGTGAAATTCTTGGTTCTTGTCCGTGGATTTGGAGGCATAGATATCGATCAACTTGATTCCCATCTTGGCATAATACTCGCTGGTATCAACGATCGTCATATAGGTACCCACGCTTCCGATCCGGCAGACGTTGGAGTTCGCTACGATCTTGTCGCAACAGGAGGCGATGCCATAGGCTGCGGACGCTACGAAATCATTGCAGAAAGCTACGACAGGTTTGTTTCGGCTGTTAATCGCTTCCTGCATGATCCGGCATCCCATTCCCTCGCCTCCGCCGGAATCGATATTCAAGACGATCGCCTTGATATTATTCTCGTTGTAGCATCGGTTTAGGAGATTCGCCTTGGTAAGCATTCCGGATGGACCGCATTCTTGGTCGTATTTCGTGATCGCCCCGTTGATGTTCATTATGGCTACGGAGTTTTTGGGTGCGTCCTCGGGTGGAGACCATCCTCCATACTCGCTGATCTGGTATGCGCCATTTTTTAGGGAGGCGAAAAGCAAGGCGTTATCCTCGGTCGGCTCTTGTTCGGAAGAAGCGTTCCGGGGTTTCCCGAACATCGCTTCCGGCTTGGTAAGAAAAGATGCGATAAGGGGGAAATAATTCGCCGCGAAGTTTTCCTCGACGAACCATACTCCCCCCAGAATGTTGTGTAGATAAAGCATATCTTCCTTTTTGATGGCAAGGATATACTTATATATATGTATGGTAAAGGACTTCGGTCAATCAATCAGTTGAAGTTGCGGAACCAATAGCTTTCCGGATAACGAGATTTTGTATCCCGAGAAACCGCTAGGATCGCTGGGGTGCAACACCTCGAATTTGCATTTTAAGGGAAAACGATCCGATCCGACCACGAATGTATCCCCACTAAAGTGTTTATACTTAAAGATCGCCGTGAGGTGGTTCAATCGTTCGCATTTTTGCCATAGATCGCCGGTCATATATTGACGGGGTATTTGCAAGGAACCAGATACATTATATAGAGTGCCTGATTCACTTTCTTGTGGCTCAACCTTGATAGAGGTTCCATATCTTCCCGGGTGAAGGTTGATCCAGTCTCCGGACTTGAGTCCAACTTTTACTTTGTCTGCCTCTTGAGACACGCTCGCTATTTGCCTCGAGAAAGCGAACCACGCATCGGAGATGCCTCCCATATTGTCTGCCATAACCTTAGTTTTTATTTGTTTATCAATAATATCTGATCGTAATGGATACACTTGGAATTTTATTCCTCCCAAAAGGGACAAATCGATACGCTTGGTCGGAGTGAAAAACACTCGTATTTAACTTTTATTGTACGAACGTTTCTCTTTTTGCTTCCTAGTTCGGTCCCTCCAGCGATAGTAGTTCTTTTTTAGAGCGTCCTCGCTGATCCCGTTGATATCGAATTTGCGCATAAAGGAAAAAATACTTTCGATATACTGTATCCCATACATATGCTTGTTATAATCTATCCATTCGTGCAGCTCGGCCCAGAACATCAACTCTATCCGTCGCTCAAGGATTCGTTGCGAGCGTTCGCTAAGATAGTTGTAGTAAGCCGGATCTTTTCCACATCGTCTGTCCGGCAAAGCTATTTCCAGCGTTCCTTGCTCCAAAGGGCAGGAGGCCGGGCGCTTGGATGTCAGATCAAACAGGGTATGATACAAATCTGTCTTGTCCGGAAGGGTTATCACTCCTTCCCGGCAATCATTGAATTTTCCACGCATGTACTCCTCCAAATGCTTTTTTATGCTTATCTTTACTGTCACCATATCGATTTTCTCTCTTCTTATAGGCTTTTTTACTCTATTTTCCCTATGTGTATGTGTTATATTTTGCGGCCAACACGTCAACAGACCAACAAGAATTATAAAATATGATGCTAATTTACTATATTTCAATGATATAATTGATAAAACACCAAGAAATATGCGACCAACAAAAAATAGAGCTTGTTGGTCACCTCTACCAACCGTCAACAGTGCTTCATTTTTCCCTGAATTTAGAATTATTGCCAACAGTGACCAACAAAAAGAAAACGATGACCAACGGGAAACAACAGCCTACTTCTATCTAATTAATATATATATTATTGAT